TCATCCTGCAACAGGTGATTAATTTTGCTCAATTCCAGGTTGACAAATGTCTGTGCCGATTCAATAGACAACCGATCTATTTCGTTTTTGTAAGCAACTAGTTCACTTAATTTTTTCATATCACCACTCAAACAAGGACTGGAAAGTATTTTCAGTATTGGTAGCCGATGCCAGGTCCCATTCCAGTACACTCAACAGGTTGTCTAACTTTTGATCCACAACTGTGGCTTCCATTTCCGAGTCGTCAAATGGCAAGTCTTTAAACCATTGCGGTAAGTGTAACTCATCTGTAGGATAGCCAATACTAGTCCACCCAAGAGGATTGCTTTTTAGTTTGCATACGATGGTTTTCATACCGTCAACAATTTGTAAACTGTACTTGTCCGAATTCATCTTGCGCAGATTGTTCCAGTTGATGGCAGCACGCACATGGCCGGGCATGTTGGCCTTGCCCAGGCGTTCTTCTTCTTTGGAATACTTGGTCAAGTTGTTGACACGCTTGGGGCTACCCTTCTCCCAGCCCGGTCGTTCTTTGAACTTGTATTTGAATTCGCGAATCTTTTCAACTATCTGTTCTCTGGTGCTACCAGTCAAGACATCATTGAGAATCTCACTCAAAAAGTCTTGGATTACCTTGGGAGTATCACTGCGTTTAAGATCTAGGCCCATGGCCTTGACCTTGCCAGGGCTTCCGTGTGTGTCTACTCGTTTGTTCTCCTTGTCATAGTACAGCACAGCATATCGCTTCTTGGTAATAAACAGGCCTTTTGAAGCTACAATTTCTCGACCACCACGAATCACTTCGCCCATCTCACGCGGCACATGGAATGCAGTTTCCATGAAGCCGGGAAAACTTTCGTTGACCTGATCAGCAATCGAATTGTATAACTGCACGGCTGTTTCACGGCTCCAGGTCATATTGCCAGCTTCGATTTCGGCCTTCAGCACCGGGTAAGCTGTAAAGTAACAGGAGTCTGTGTCACCATAGATAATTGCCTCGCCCACATGATCATACTTGCCAGTGATACACTCGTTTACATAAGCATCCATGTGGCGGGCAATCGCACGACCAGTAAGAGTTGTGGATTGGCCAATACGCTTATCGAAGAAACGGCAACCAGGATTAAGAATAGCACCATAGAGACTGTTGAGGTTAATTTTCTTAACCAGTTGACGCTTGTCCCAATACTCTTCATCTTCTGCATTTTTTGCCTCCTTTAGTTTGGCCTGCATTTCTTTACGCTCGGCATACCAGCGTTTTAACAAGCCCGGAATCACTGCTTCCTTCTCGTAGGTAAAGATAGTGCCGTTGGCAGTGATCATCCAAGGCTGGTTTGAGTCAAATATGATCTTCCATACTTCGGCTGCACTGTGTACTGACTCTTCGCCATCCTGCCAGTCTATGGTAATTTCAGTGCCGGTCTGCATTTCCATCACAGCGGTATATTCTAGTGTGCCAAACAGGCCTTCCCAGGCGGCAGCAAAACTTGAACCTGAACGCATCTTGTCAGCAATGTATCGATCAGTCATGACCGGCCTTAGTTGCCCTACAATGGTCTCTGGTCCCATGTTCAAGGCACGAATTGCCGACGGATATAGACTGTTGATGTCTATACTGCCTACATATTCGTGAATGCCTTTTTGCGGATAGGCCACATAAGCACCTGCGGCCTGAGTATCCTCATCTGAGTAGCGTTCCTTGCGATTGGGCACAACCATGCCACGCTCGTGTGCTTCGTTGATGATGGCCTGTTCGGTCACGGCCACAGCGCCCATGGTGGTCTGTAGCAACACAGTGTTCTCATGTGCCAAGGTATTGGCCAAGTCCAAGAACTTGAGCTTCTTGTCCAGCTTGGCCAACAACAGGGTATCTTGACGGTTGTACTCGATAAAGGTCTTGAAGTTTTGATTATACAGTTGATCCAGAGTGCCTTCGAATGCCGTCTTTGATTCTTCCAGTTCGTATTCACCGATGGCATCCAAGCTGTAACTGTGACGCTCTTCGTATGTGTACTTGCGATACAACTGCATATAGTCCATATGCACACGACCAATCAAGTCGTAGGTTTCGTTTTCGGCACCAAAGCGTTCAAAGGTACGCTTCTTGGGATACTGGTTCCACAGACAAAATCTTCGGGTATCATCCTTGCTCAGTACACGAGTCACACGATTGATGGTGTAGGGTATATCGAAACCTTCCGAATTCCACCCCGAAAGTGCATCGGCATCTTCAATCAGGTCCAGGAATGTTTTGAGCATTTCACCTTCGTCACGGAATATGATGGTGTTTTCGAACTCGGCAGCAATTTCCTGTGCAGTTTCGGCACTCATGTGTTTGGGTGGAATCACCAAGGTAACCAACTGTTCTAACCACTGCAGGTAGACTGAAATAGCAGTGATAGGATTAAATGGATCCTCAGGTCGGCTGAAACCGCGATCAGGATCAAAGTCTACTTCAATGTCAAAGAACGCTACATTGAGTCGGGGTGCGTCTTGCCCCTTGTAGTTGTCCTCTAGGCAACGAAATACCGGATTGATGTCCGACTCGAATAGCCGCTTGCTGGACTGCATCCTAAGCTCCTTGCGGAACTCTTTGTTGTTGCGTGTGGCAAAGCGACTTACTGAAGTGCCAAAGATACTTTGAAATTTACCTCTGGCATCTTCGTAATAGAAAATGTAGTTGGCCGGATATTCGCAATACTTACGCTCGCCATCTCTTCGCTCAACTACATGTATGCGATCGTGTTCACGATCAAAAAGTGCATCAATATAACTCATTGTTCTCCTGTGGTTTATGGCCCACTAACCTTGATTCATGCGCCTTACGGGCGCGACTCGCTGTTGTTGAAAACAGTACTTATAGAGTTTTGCCTACAGTGGTCAAAATTGTTTCCAACAGCTCATGATCCTGTTGTTCACGACCAAATTCAGCCTTGTGTGCCAGCTTGATGGCTTTTTTAAGGATGTTGGGTTTGATGTCTAGTTCTTCGGCAATGGCCTTGATGGTGTCGTTGAGTCCGCCGGTGAGTGTTTCGATCTCCATAGTGACCTGCATACCTTCGTTGATGACCTGGGTGAGTTTGGCTTGTTCAGCGGTGTTAAAAGTTCTGTTGTTAGACATATAAAATCTCCTTTGTTCATTTATTATACACGAAGATTTGGCAAAGTCAAATGTAATTGCTCACTTTTGGTTAACCGGTAGCGAATCGGTCTTCCAGCCCAGCAGCCGGGCATTCGGTCCTAAGGCCAAATTCTATACTGTTCCAATCTTCATATAACATTCATATTCAGTTTCGGGGTCTTGCAAGATGATTTGATCCTGATACATGGTATGAGCTATGGGCAATGCCAAATCAAAATTGTTGAAACTGTCGTATTGATTGGTAGCTGCCGGATCACGATTGCGACCTTGTAAGGCCACATAGGTTCCCGCAGGTATGTGGTCGAGCCAGGCAACTCCGTCGATGTTGTTGCAACTGGTATTGATTACCAGTCCATTGGAGCCCAGCTGGTGATAATCTAAACTGTTGGCATCGGCCAGCATGGGGGTAATTTTGTCGCCTAGCCCCAACTGATTGATCATGCGCTGTGACTGATCCAGTACAGACTGGTCCATTTCCACATTGATAATTTTGCGATAATGTATCTGACTAGCGGCCAACAACAAGCTCATGTTGCCATACCAAGAACCCAACACATATATGGTGTCAAAATCTGTTTTGATTTGCTCTAGTTCGCTGATCATCCAAGTCTTGGCCAAAAGCAGGCTACGGTGAAAGCTGCCTTCCACCGTGTTGGGATTGACTTCACGCAGGGGAGTAAGGATTTCTTGGACTATCATTGCCGTCGTCTTCGGGCCATACAGGGTAATCGTTCATTTGCCATCCACATGTAGTTGACTGCCCTTGTTGAAGCTGGGGCTGAATGGACTGTTTGCTACTTGCCCACCCTTGCGTTCGCTCCAGGCATAGCCAGCTCTGTGACCGCTACAATCTTTGGTACAGGGGCTTCCCAAGAAGCTGAGTTCGTTCAATTCATCTTTTAAAAATGTATCAGCAAAGGCCTTGCATAATTTTTCTATTTTTGGATTGCGTGTAATTTCTATATGATACTGCTTGTGTCCAGGTTCCTGTGTGGGATCCTGATATCCAGCATAAACTTTGTGTACACCAACTTCATCAATTAGATCACTACAGTTAATGCCTTCGCGTTCTGACATAGACTGTGTACAAGGACTGCAGGTGGTAATGATAATACTGCCTTCGGGAATAGGACCAAACCTAGCATGATAAGCATCTATGGCCGCACGCTCGCCATGCACTCGCTTGCCATCTTGTGTGGGATAGTTTAACCCAACTACACAGTTGTTGTCGGGATCCAACACCGCAGCTGCAACCATGCCTAGATCTTGATCTTTCTTTTGACCTTCGATCACTACCTCGCAAAGACGCATTAGAATAGAATCTAATTTTTCGTGATTGCGTACTTCAAAATCGGTGGCTCTCATTGCGCACCCAGAATCTGCCGCACTTGATGCACCCAGGTTGAGACATCGCCTTCGCTGATGTTGCCTAGATCACCTATATTGTACACTACCGATTCTACAGCTTGCACAATCTTGTCACAACCAAATTCCTTAATGAGATTGCGATGTTTTACCAAGATACGCTTGAAGATTGATTCTTCGGCTGCTTGACGACTCGCCATGGCATCTTCACTGAGTTCTTGATAACCATAGCCACGACCTGGAACCTTAACTCGACTTAGGCTAACAGCACCAGCTTCACCATCAGCACCGTAAAGATCATCTTCCAGAGCTTTGACTCGCTGGGTTATGGTTTTCTTAAAGCTGGTCGAGGTAGGAACACCTTTGAATACAAAGCGATCCAGTTCTTGGCCACGCTTGCTGATAGTCACAGTCCGGGTAGCAGGGTTATATTCAACCACAAAACCTTGTGTGACCATCTTACCTGGAATGGCATCTTCTTTAGTAATGCCGCGTTCCTTGTTGGCATTCTTGCGCCAGGCAATGTACTTGTTCATGCCGTTGACCCCGCCGCCATGCTCGTTGACTTTATCTTCAAACGGCAGATACCAGAACCAATTTTCAAAACCACCTGGGTTAGTATCATAATCCATATGAGCACGATTACGAGCACCAGAGATCATACGCTTGAACTCCGTTTCGGCACCGTGCAGTTCGGCAATATTTTCTAGTTCATCGTACAGTTGTCCAGCAAGAAAACTGTCGCGGTAGCGTTCAATTTTGGGAGCCAATTTGTGATACACACGAGCCATCTCTGCTTTGACATCGGTCACAGTTTCTTTCATGTGTTTGGGCTTGACATGATGCTTTTTCATGTTGATAGCAATAGCGGCCTGCTGTGCTGTATTAGCAGCTTCTTTGGCTGGCTCTTTCTTTTCATCATCTGGTTTTGGTTGTGGTGCCTGTGGTACCTGTGGTTTTGGCAACTGAGTTTTCATTGATACCTGTTGTTTTAAGGCTTGTTGTAGGGCACCAGCTTGCACAGAGCCAGCATGTGCTGTAGGAGCACCTAGTGCAGTGGCACCAGCCAAGGCCGCACTGGCTACAGCATTTTTCCAACCTTCGTCTATATCTATGTCAGCCGGAGCTACCCATACAGTATCATGTGTCCACTTGGTAGGATCTTTACGCATCATAGCCGCCACATAAGCTTCAGCTTCGCGAGTATTCATTGGTCGGCCAATTTTGTTTGTGGATTTGATCCGCTTAACTTGACCGTTTTGTTTGGTATACACAGCATAGTGATCGCGTAGTCCTGCGGCTCCACTTCCACCCCACTGACCTTCGTGCATGACAGGCTTTATGCTGGTGATGTGGCCATTGACTTTACGGGCAAACTCACGGGCTTCAGCTTCGTTGTTGAAAATGCGGGCTGGTAACAGATCATACCGATCAGTTTTTCTGTTGGGAACCTGCATGGTAACTTCTACAGGCTCAAGAGTTGCAGCAGGACGAGTTTGTTTAGGCTTGCCCATCATGCGACGCATGCCCTGTTGTGTGTTGGTCGGCTTGGTGCGAACCATGCGACCTGTGCGGTCAAAGTTTGGTTTGACTCGAGCTGTGTCAATGTCATCGTCTGGTAAACCTATTATGTCGGCCTTGTGCTGGACTCTTGGCAAGCCGCCTGGATGTTGATTGCGCCATTCTTGTTTGGTCATGCCATAGGCTTTTTCAAACTGTAGACCCGACATGTGTTCTAGGTCTTGACGCTCGATGTCTAACCGGTTCATAGAACCTTCAGTCATGTCGGGAATATCGTTAAATTCGTCTGGATCGTCGCCGTACCCGGCTTGACTGCGTGCTATGTTGCGCTGGCGTTGTGTTGTTTGCTGTTGAGTGTCACGCACGGATCTGCGATATTCTGGATCCTTTTGTAACTCTTGACCTTGCCCAATACGCTTGGCCATTTGACCAATACCAGTGGGCTTTTCTACGCTTTCGGCGGCTTGTTGAAATTCCTCTGGCCTGTTTGCGGCTGTGTCATCATTGGGAACAGTTCCTACTAAATCATCTTGACTTGGTATATCCATGTTAGGAACTTCAAAAGCGTCCACATCAATGGTATTGGGATCTGGCAGTGCAGGTGCTTCCTTGCCAGTAATAGGTTTTTGAACCTTTTTGTAATTCATTTTCTTTTTGGTTTTTTTCTTGTTGAGTTTTTCAATTTGTTTTTGTAGAGCATCAATCTGTTGTTTGAGTTCTGCTTGAGCATCTTGATCGTTTGGTCGTTGCAAAGCTGCTAAGGTTGCTGCTTTGGCCAAGTCATCCAGTTCTTTGACCTTGTCATACAGTTCTTGATCTCGTGCGGCAACTGGTTCTGGCAGTGTGGAAGGTGTAACCGCTGGAACTGTGGTAGGTGCGGTTGCAGTAGTGGCTGGAGTCGCTTGTTTTGTAGTAGCAGGTGCGACTCTTGTGACCGGAGCCGTGGGTCTAACAGACTGTGCTGCGGTGGCCAACTGTTTCTGTAGGCTGTTTATTTTTGCGTCTTGTTGTTGATTGACCTGACTTAACCGCGCCAGCTGATCTGTTTGTTGTTGTGTGGCTGACCGTTGTTGCGCCAAGGCTTGGTCAACTCGTTCTTGATTGTCAATTTCGTCTTTGACCAGGGCCTCAATGTCGGTCCGAGCCGTCGGATGCCGAGCACGAACTTTTTGTAATTCTCGTTGTACTGTGGCATCTTGAGCTGTACCAGCGTTTAGATCTGGTTCAGCTTTTTTAGAATTTTTTTTTTGAACCCGTTGGGCTTTTTCAAACATGGGCAACTGCTCGCCCGGTTCGCCGGGTGCAGGTGTATCACCTGGAGTAGCTACAGCTGCAATCAGTTTTTTCATTAGGTCTGGATAACCAAATGCACGATAATTGTCTACAGCGGCCAATTTGAGATCACGATTTTTGGGGCTAGCATCGCTGGCATTTTTGTCGTCCATGTATTTTTTGGCCATGGCATCCATCAGAGCTGGAGTGATTCTGATCTTTTCACTGCCAAAATCCATGTCATACGGTTCACGAGATGCACGGCGTTTTAAAAACTCAGCAAAATTGCCATTCATCAAGGCCTTGCTTCCTACAGTACCATAAGCTTCATCCAGTTCGCTTTCGTAGGTAGGACCTTCCTTGCCAGGACCGCCTTTGCCACGCAACCAGTCTACTGCATGTCCTACCACACCCTTGTTGGGGTTAGGGTTTACACGCTGTTGTGGTGTGACAGTATCTGTGCCGGCACGACCAGGTTGATTGAGTCGAGCCATCTTGGCCGCTTTGTCTGCAATATCAGGAAGGCCTGTTTCACGAACTAGGCCCTTCTTGAATGGCACACGACTTAGTCCAGCCTGAGCAGGTTCGCCTGGAGCTGAGTTTTGCCATTCAGCCATTTCATCTTCACCAACAATACCACCGTAGCCCATGCACTCTTCTTGTGAAGTGATTTCGCCCTTAAGGATCTTCATGCGCTTGTCGACCAAGTCCTCATACTCGCGTTCTAACTGCTGTATCTGGGCAGAACTTAATTTGCCACTGCGTAGTTCAGTACGGATTTCAGCGGCACGACGGCTCAGTGGTTCCATCAAGTGTGCTTGGGTACGACTAATGGTGTCGTCCAGGGCACCTTCTTGTAGTGCTCGTTCGTATTTGGTATTGAATAGGTCTAATGCAAACATTTATTTTTCCTTAAGCTTCATCTATGTAATCTTGTGAGTCGTCACGCTTGCGACGACGCAGGTTAAACATTTCTACAGCCAAAGCGGCTTCGTCAATGTTTTTAAATCTGGTAGGTAGTCGGCTGTTGCCGTGGCGAATTTCAAATGTGCCAGCATCTTCATGAATAGCCCAGGCACCCGACTCGTTGGTGATGGTTTTTACTGGTTCTGATTCAGGCAAATTGGTACCGTGCTCTTTGACCTGTTTGGCTATGAGATCACGATCCGTTTTATCTTTGGCTTTGATATCGCTATCTTCTTGTTTCTTTTCTTTGATATCCGTATCTTTGATTTCTTCTTCTACTGATTTTACAAAATCAGTAAAGCTTCGTTTGACTCGTTCCAATACATCTTCACTGGCAAATTCTTTGGTACTAGGGCTGACACCATCCCAATCCATGCCGACATCCTCATCCATTTCTTCAGATTCTTCACAACCACCAACCAGCTTGCCCGCCATGGGGTTTTTGGGATCTGTTTTGGCAGTTAGTACTGCTACTGTTCTGGGCTTGAATGTGGCACTCAGCTGATTCACTGACTGTTGTTGACGATTGAGACCATGTTTGACAGAGGTAGGGGTAAGCCCTTCTTCCAAAATGCGAAGGCGCTCAACTATACTGTAGATGTCGTTATGGTCTTGTGCCATGGATCATGCCCTTGCTTCCTTCAAGCTACTGCGCAACTGCCAGGCAAACTTGTTGGTCTGGCTCAGTCGTTCAGCGATAAAGTTCGCTATGTCTTGTTTGTTTTCTTTGGTGGCGGCAGCAAAACAGTCGTTCAACAACACAACCATTTCTTCACTGTTGGCCAACAGTTCTTCAATCATTAATCGGGCACGGGGCACTTTGGTTTGCCCGGTAATTACACTTAGTTCTAGGAAACGCTCTAGACTGCCTGGAGCATATTCATCTAGACTGCGTATGTATTCGGCTATGGGATCTATGGCTTCATACGCATCTTCATAGATCTTTTGGAAAAACTTGTGATACTGATAAAAGTCAGGTGTTTCTACATTCCAATGGAATCCGTGTGCCTTAAAATAGTAGGCAGCTTGTGTCCCCAATAGAGTTTTTAATAAATCAGCTAACATCAGTTCTTTTTCCGTTTGTATTTCTTGTATTCAGCAGGCGTATTTGGTGTTGCATCGCCTGTAGTATATTTAGTGCCGGAGAAGAAATGCCCACCATTTCTGCTGATGGTGCCGCCCAAGGGCATGCTAACAGTGGCTATGCTACCAGATCCAGTGGCACCGGCTGTGGCATTTTCCTGTAAATCAACAAATTCATGCAGTCTCATTGGTGATCCTTAATATATTATTTTCTACTGTGGCAGAGCCGTAATCTACCCGCATGTTTTTTATATTCAACTGGGCTAGATGCGGAGGAACCAGTTCATAGCGTATGCGGTATTCACCGGGTTCAGCTTCGATCTGAAACAGTTCTTCAAGATAACAATCAGTCCAGATCCAGGTTCTTTCCGCAAATAATTCGTCATTGATATAGGCACGATAGATAGGACTAAGTCCTTCCCACTCACAGTCAACATCACACAAGAGACGAACAAATTGTTTGGTCATACTGTATTTAGCGGTTTTTATTTGGTGGGTATGTAGGCAGGAATATCAAAAAGACCGCTTAATCTAGCGGCTACAGCGCGGTGATTACCGTCGATTATGTGCCCGTCGGTGTCAACTACAATAGGGCGGCGTTCTATATCTTGACGGGTGATATCAGCCACATGTGACATGTCAATCATTTGTACACGATTGTAAGGATCATCAAGATCTTCACCAGATTCTGGGTCGGGCACATGTAGCCGATTCAACGGCACACGAGTCTTGCGCCAGCGTGGGTGTATTAAAATTGTTTCTGGAAGATTAAAATCATGATGTATGCTTTGAACATACACCAATACATCTTCTGCTGGAATAGTAGATAATTCGTCGGCTTTCATCGAACTTCCTTAACACTACCTACTTGCCAGTCTGACACTCCGTATTGAGCTTTCATTAATTGCCTTGCTTGCTGAGCATTGGCAGCAGTCACAGTTACATCAATACGACCCACATAGTTAGGTTGTTTAATTTGAACAGGTGCTGTCCATAGTTTGTAGTTGGTAATTTCACTGGCTTTCACGATCCGGTCCAACGAGCTATCATGCTCACATAGTGGCTGGAATAAATGCCAGTGCCACGGCGTGTGCTTCGCATACTGCGACGGCCGAGCTCCACTGGAAATGTATAACGAGTCCAGCGATCATTTTGGTCTACAAT